GGTAAATAAAACCTTATTTCATGTAGCCTCGACATTATGAGAGGTATGTGAATAACATACTCAAGTTCCCACACTATAATGGAGGATCAATTAAAATTGATATAATACTAAAAACCAAAATTTATTAATATATGTACGTGAATGTTTAAACCAACTGTGAGGTGAGTCACAGATGATATCTTGATCGTAGATATTTAAAATTTAAGATCCCTGGATGAAACCTTGTAAATTTAGGGTGATGCCACCAATTTAGGAAATAATCATATAATCCCCGGTTAATTTATGGCTAATAAAATAACAAACAATCGTATTGGACGATATCCAATCGATCATATGTGCAATATGGTTTCAAAAAAGTTGAGCACAGATATACAGTATGGTATGGATGGAGAGGATGCTACGCATGGAGATGTAACTCAAAAAAACATTAACACGATGACAGAACAAAACATTAAAAATACAGAGGCTGTAATAAGCTTCAACTATAAACCTTTTGACCAACGACAATACTTTTTTGGAGATGATGATTTACCAAAATCTAATCTTATAAGAAATGGCAAACTTGACACAAGTAAACGATTTATTCAAATAAATCGACGTAATATATATAACATTAAACAGGGTTATAAAGGTAAATTGAAAGCAATTAGACCCAATACACTTGGTAAGATACAAGGTGATAAAATGAAATATAAACCGAGAATTTTACCACCTCAAATCTTTAAAAAACCCACTGTTATAGAACCATATATTGTAGATATACGAGAAAGTTGGTTTGAATCAGAGAAAATAATAGATTATGACTTTGATGATGAGTTTGATGATATTCTTATATCATTAGATAGACATGTGACTGACAATGACTTGGATCATCTATTTGATTCGTATACACCATTGAATCCTTTTGCAAAAGCTTTCTCTTCTTATGTGGAACCAGAGCAAGAAGATGTAGATATTTTAACGGAGGATCTTGGACGACTTAATGTAAGCTTGAGTCCAATTATTGAAGAACAGGATGTATCAATGGATATAGTTAAGGAAACTCAGGGTTTGATGACACTAGCTTGGGATGCTATTAGTATGACTGGTGGTGCTCTAGGATGGTATTATACATATAAAACGCTAGATACGGTCTATACTGCAGCTAGTAGTGTAGGAAATATGACAGAGGACGTCTTTGAGGTTTTGAAATCTAATATTGATGTTATTTGTGCTGTTCTTATATGTTGTGCTAAGGTATATTCTGGTAAGATGGCACTTGATGAGGCTGTCATATATTTGACTGGTTATTTGGCAGGTAAGATTTTATTTAAACATTTAGTTCCATCTCTCATTAGCACAATATCAAATTTTGTATCTGGACCGGTACATAGTAATTCGCAACAATCAACTTATAGGATTACTCATGGCGGTCAGGATATGACTTTTGTTCAAGCTGCTATAGGCCTCATATCAACTCTAATTTTAGGTCATCAGGTGGAGGCAACGACATTTAAGGGTATTATGTCCTCAATTAGAGGTTTGGGATCTACTATGTTGACCTTGAAGGCTGTTGATGTGGTCTTAGTAAATATAGTGAAGAATTTGCCTGACATAATTAGAATTATACTAGCAGAAACATTTCCGAGATTTTCATTGTATTGTGCTATTTCTACTGATGAGATATTAAAGAAGAAATTGGTATGTGTAAATTCACTTAGAATTAAAGATATGGCGGACGTTTGTTATAATTCACACAATCTGAACGTGTTTTTTGATTGTTATGATTTCTTTATGAAGGCAACGGTCAAAGAAGAGTATTTGAAAATAGATCTACATCATTTGATTAAACCAGAACTTGAGTGGTTATCAACCACCTATGAATCAATTAAAAGGTTAGGTTTGCTACCAGGTAAACGTCACATGCCATTTGTTGTATGGTTATCAGGTGAGCCAGGGGTTGGAAAAAGTACCTATGCGAAGCAACTTGCAGAGGATTATGTTAAATATTTGGTTGGAGATGACTTGGGAGACAATGATATATCAAAATATATTTATAGTCATAATACAGCTAATAAATATTTTGATGGTTATAATAATCAACCTGTCTTTATACTAAATGATTATTTACAGTTCTCCACAGAGGAAGAGGAGAAGTGGTTAATAAAGTTTGTTGATACTATTGAATTACCGTTAGAGGTCTCATCGGTAGATAATATAGACCAAGGTGTTAAAGGAGAAGTTCGTTTTACATCTCGAATTATTATAGTTACATCGAATTGCACCTATTTACCATCATCTAATTTTATTAAAGAGGTAGATGCCTTTAATAGGAGGAGAGATATGGTTGTAAATTTCAAATTTAAAAGTCATAGAAAAGTAGACTTTGATCACTTTGATTATAGTTGGTGTAATATCGAATTACATGATCCATTAGCATATCAATTAGCCATATCGGAACGTCTAATAGATATAGAATCCTTAACAGATGTCTGTTTTAATAGATACCTTGGATTTGCTGATCGTAATATCCATATGTTGAATTTACCGAAATTCTCAAAAGATATGAGTTTATATGAGAGAGCGAATACGCTAGTGACTATTGAAACATCCACCAAAACACTTATGGTTAGAGCATATGAATTTATGTCAAATGTAATGAATAAGAGTTTTTTGGGTGTGGGTTTTAAATATTGGATTGGTCTCGTTATGGCGGGATCAGCAGGATATGTTGTTTTTACACAATTGTTGAGAACACTAGTGGAGAAGTTTACGCATAGTTTATCCGGAGATGTCACATCTAAATCTCGTAAGAAGATATATAGACCATTGCGTACTACTATGGGTATAGATATGAATATTGACGAGGTCACTAAGAGGTTAAATAACAATATTGTTAGAGTTACAACGATAATTGATTTTGAGGGTAAATCCATATCTAATACCATGTGGGGAGTTATGCTTGGTGGTTCGTTATTGTGCACTCCAAAGCACTTGTTGTGGAGGGGAGACTCAACATATAACCATGGAGATACATTGGTAGTAGAATGGAATAACACGGAATATAAGATCTTCATGCAAGATAGTTTAATTATACAACGAGATAGTGAAGATATAGCATTTATTAATACCTTGGGTGTTTTGCCACCGTTTAAAAGTATTATGAATCATTTGATTTTGGACAATGCTAAGATTCAAGATAAGGAAGATGCTGTGCTTATAACAAAGAAAGATGTGAGCTTCGTGCAGACAGTAGAGGCATTTATGGTTCAAGGAGAGAGATATATTGATCCTTATGGTAAAATCTATGAGTCCAGAGAGATGTGGCAGTATAATACCAAATTTAGGGTTGGTGATTGTGGTAGTCCTCTCTTATTGACAGATGTTATGCATATAAAGAAATTTGCTGGTATACATGTTGCGGGAGATAACTATTCTGGTAATGCAGCAATTTTGACATATGAGATGGCGAAAGAGGCACAATCGGAGTTTACAGCGCGGAAGACGCAGGGATTCGTTACAGATGTTGAAATGCATGATTTTGTTGAGACTGATGATGATAAGCAATTGGATGGAAATTTTGTTTTAATGGGAAAGATGTTGAAACCAATGTTCCAACACGCTAAAACTGACATAGTTCAATCACCTTTATTTGAAGTTTTACAACCACATATGACGGAACCTAGTATCTTGAGCCCGAGTGACAATAGGAATGAAGATCATATATCTCCAATGTTGAAATCGATAGCGAAGTTTGGCACACCAGTTATTCAATTCGATAGAGATTTGATGTCTAAGGCGTTTGAACTTGTTACATCATTGTATGAACCCATTTTAAACCATAACTTGAATGTCTTAGATTATGAGAGTGCTATAAATAGTACACATACACCAAGTCTTGAGAAATTGGATATTTCAACGTCGGCAGGGTATCCGTGGGTTCAAATGGGACTAAGGAAAAAAGATCTTATATTGCAAGATCAGGTAACCGGGCACTTAGAGATAAAGCAAATTTTGAACGACAAATTGAACAGTTGTATGAATAAGCTTAAAAATGGAGTGGAATTCCCATGTACCTTAGTAGCGACCTTAAAAGACGAGAGGGTTTCTCTTGCTAAAGTTAAAGAGTGTAAAACGCGCACATTCACAATATTTCCAGTCGAATTCACGATATTGATGAGATCGCTTTTTGATGATTTTATAGATAAAGAGACGAAATATGCCCTCCAGATAGGAACAACTGTTGGTGTTAACATCTATAGTAGTATTTGGAATGGGATGTATCAAGATTTGAAAAAATATTCCCATCACATAGATGGTGATTTTAAGGCTTTTGACGGTACTGTAAGACCCGAGTTTTTTATGTATTATGCACGCCTTGTAAATCATTTATACAATGATGATGAGTATTCAAAATGTAGAGAGATACTTATGTCGATGTGTTGTTTTTCACCTATGATTGTTATGCAAGATGTTTATTTGAAATTACAAGGCAACCCATCTGGCTCACGAGTGACAACAACATTTAATAGTTTCGTAAATAGAATGTATTTGACTATGGTGTATTTGACAAGCACTCCAGATTGGATGCATACAGTTAATGTATATAAGGCAAATTTGAGAATATATGCTCATGGAGATGATCATTTGTTAGGTTTGTCTACAGAATTAGCCCAGTATATGAGTGCATTTAAAATACGAGATTTTATGCAGCAACATAATATCGGATATACAAGTTCGCATAAGACAGCGGATATGGCACCGTTTAGTGATTTAAGGGAATGCTTTTATTTAAAATCTTATTTTGTTTATGATAAAGTGAATAATGTTATGAAAGCAGGACTATGTAAAGATGTTATACAAGAGATGGTATCGTGGCAGAGAGATTTTGATGTGGCATCAACGGAGATGATCGTTAATACGGCCCTTAGATATTCGTATTTTTGGGGTTTGGATTATTTTAGAAGGATAAAGACTACACTGGATGTAGCTTGTAAGAAACGTAATCTTCATATTAAAATGATAGATTACATAGATTTAGATAATGAGTACCATTCAAAGGGTCAACTCATTTTCGATTTTTAAAAAGAAGAAATACTTCTTTAAGGTTTTTAAAAGAGAACCTAAAACTCTTTTATTTAATTAAATATGGATAACACAATTAGTGATAAAATTTTAAGAGCTGTAGCAAGCTCTAACACCCAAGATTCAAGACATAATGCAGTTTTGAACCTTGATGGAACCGATGCATTAACGAAAACAGATCAAATACCCAGTGTCATTGATGCTAGTGGCTCACAATATACCGCGCAGAATGCAACTCAATTAGTGGATGCATCTCGATTTAAGGATACAACTGATTCAATAGAAATGGATTGGAATTATAAAGTCACAACATCCAAACCCTTTATTGTTGAGACAGGGCAATGGACAACTTCATCAACTGCTGGAACCAATTTGTTAACTTTTATAGGTCCACTAGATTACTTCACGGGTAACCATGTTCTTAGAACTGTAGCTAACACTTTTATGTCTTTTAGAGGAGACCTACATTTTGTTGTTAGTACGCAAGGTATGCCGCTAGCTAGTGGAGCTATGATAGTTCACTCAAGATATTTTACACCTGATGCAACATCGGGAGCCACTGCTGTAAAAATGTCAGATAGGTACTTTAGACGACATGCAATTCTCGATATTTCTGATAACTCTGCAACTGTAGATTATGTTGTTCCATTCAAGTGGTATAGGAATGGAATGGATCCATTTGACGAAAATTTTTATATATATATTGATGTTCTTGTACCCTTGGCTGGTATTGGTGCGGTTAATTATACAGTATCATGTTTCTTAGAGAACCAGGAGTTCAAGTTTTTGCGTCCATTGGAAGAGAACCCAACAAGATCTGAGAGAGTTACTCAGGGTTTGTTGAATTTTAATACCATAAATAATACATTCCAGGATGTTACGAATGCAACTTTGCCTATGAATATGAAGGGTGATAAATTAGACTTAAAACCTTCTTTAATGGACGATGTTGGCGTTCCTACCAACGGATCTGCTATGACAATAACTTATCCGAGCCTTAATAACTGTGACAATCCCGCACCTATAGCAAAAATGACTATGATATCATCTGCTCAACAAGTCTCCGATTTCTCTACATTCAATACAAAAGAAGATGAAATGGATTTTAAAAATATAACATGTAATAGAGAACACTATATTAGAACACTAAATATAGGAGTAGCTACTAGTGTGGGACAGCAGATAGTTAACTTTCCACTGACACCTGCTATAGCACCTTTTTTAACTCCAGATAATGTTGATATCGATCTTAATGTATTGGAATATTATTCACAATTTTTCAAGCATTGGCGTGGTGGATTGAAATTTAAAATTCGTTTTTTTATGAATAGATTTCAATCTATGAAATTTTATATTGGCTTATTTTACAAGACGATCACCCCTACATCAATTGTTGATTGGTCGGCATCCCATGGAGTTATAGTGGATGTTGGTGGCGATCAGCGTATAGTGGAGATTGAGATTCCATATAATTCAGAATTACCGTGGTTGAATGTGGCTCACTCTGGAATTGATATAACACAACCTCTACAAGGATATTCCGTATTTGATTTTATTATGGGTCAATTAGCTATATATGCTGTTACACCTTTGATAACACCAACTGGTAGTCCAACATCTATAACAGCACATGTAACTATGACAACATCAGATGATTTCGAATTTGCCAATTTCTCGACTTGTGGTAAATATTCTCAAGCTCTTATGTTATCCAAACCTAGTTTGAGAACACCCGATTTTATTACGGATACGATTGTTTCAGTTAAACAACTTTTGAAACGCTGGCAATGGGTTGGAACTGAAGAACATGTGGCACCAGCTTCTACGGAGTATTCATCTGTGCTTATAAATCCATCTGCTCTATTGGCACGAGATTTAGCTGGACCATCATCTACCAATATCTTTTACAAACCTTTAGATCTTCTAACAGGAGTGCGACCATATGCATCCTATAGAGGATCATTGAAAGTTCGTATAGAGATGTCATACTTCACAGATGAATCAATTAATTTTAACCCTACCCCATTTTGTCTCTTTATTAATCCAGAGATGACAGGATTGACCGCGGTTAATGGAGTATCATATATTACACGATTGAATGAATCAGTATTTAGATACTTATCTGGAGCTCCATCTAACTTCTTGAATCCACCATATGTTATTGAACCTATAAATAATAATGGTTTAACTAGATATATTTTTGAGATAGAGGTACCGTTTCAAAAGAACCACAAATATGCTTTAACATATGATAGTACAACGGATTTCCAATTGAATTTTATAGATTATGGTCTCATTGTTTGTGGTTTTTATCATCCTTTAGAACCATCTTTTAAGGACTACAAGATGACAACTAAAATATACGGTAAGATTGGTGACGACGGAAGATTTGGTATTCTTCAAGATGGTAGTATTAGAACTACTCAAACACCATATAGACTATGGGGTAACATACCATAAACGATAAAGGGC